CGAATGGGGGCGCGCCTTGAACTGCGCCGGCTGGGCGCTGGTGACCCAGGCCTGATAGGCCGCGTTCAGCGTGGCGTAGGTCGCGCCCGGGTCGAAGGACTGGTAAAAGGTCACGCGCTGGTGCCACTTGGTGACCCCGACGTAGTCGACCTCGGAGCACAGCGTGGTCGCCGTCTGCAGCTTGTTCTCGGGCACCAATTCCAGGTGCTTGACCAGACAGCGCAGGTTCACCCCGGTCAGCTCGTAGTAGGCGTCGTTGAGCACCAGCGGCTGCGCGGTCGGCGGCGTGGCGTCGCCGGCGGCCATCGTTTCGGGCGTGCCGAATGTGTGAATTTCAGGCTCGCCGTTTCGTTCTTTTGTAGCTGTTGGCATGGCCTACCTTCCTAATCGTGAACGCCGGCGGCGTCCGTGGTTTCGTTCGTCCATTGGAAAGAATTGAGCGCCTGGGTGACGGCCTGGTCGTAACGGTTGGCGACCGCCGTGGCCAGGGTCAGCGCGGCCGGGAAGAGGTAGCGGCCGCGCGGCTCGAACTGGCGGGTCGAGGGGTGCGGCGCCTTGCGGTGACCGCCGAATTCGACCCAGCCGGCATAACGCAGCGACGCGCGGCCCATGCGAACCGCGCCGCCCGTTTTCGTGGCGCTGGTGCGCACGTCGGCGGCCAGGCGGCCGCTGACCTGGGGCAGACTGGCGCGGGCGGCGTCGGCGACCGGCGCCACGGCCGCCAGGCCGGCCTTCACGAGTGCGGCGTTCAGGGCGCCGCCCTGGGCGGTCATGCGCGTGACGTCACGCCGTAGGGCCGACATGCCGACGACGGCGACGGTGGGGGCGGGCATCAGGTCACGACCGTAAAGACCAGGTCGACCGTCAGCAGCTGCAGGCCGCCGGCGCCGACGCGGTTCAACCAGTTGCGCTCGAGGATCGGCCAGGCTTTCGTCACGGCGCCGCCCAGGGTGGGGTCGGCCTCGACGGCGTCGCGGGCCGTCATCTTCAGGGCGTCGATCGCCGGTTCGGTCTCGACGCCGCCGACGACGACGACCGGCACTTCGCCTTCGTCGGCGCCGAACGCGACCGCGCCGTAGTTGACGCTGACCGGCCGGTTCACGACCAGGCAGTACGGGTTCAGAATTTCGGGCATCCACTGGTGGACCTTGACGCCGACCGCGGGTTCGAGCGTGGCGGCGAACGCCGCCGCCACGGTGGCGCGGTTCCATTTCACGCGAACACGATGTTGAGGAACGGTGCGATCAGGGTCTCGATGTCGGGGTCCTTGGGCCCGACTCGTACCACGCCCATGTCGCCCCAGCCGATGGTGCCGTCCACGCTGTCACGCCGGCGGTACAGGCGCGCCGCCTCGTGCATGGCCACGGCGAAGAGCTGGTCGGGCAAGAAGCGGTCGGTGCCCTCGGTCACGTACTCGGGCATGCAGCGCGCCGTCACCCAGCCGATGGCGGCGTTGAGCTCCTGGCCGACCAGCGCGTCGTCGCCGGTCACGCCGGCTTCGACGCGCAGGAGGTTCTGGACGTCTGAGACCGCCGGCCAGCCGGCCGCGACCGGGCCGACATAGGGCGCCCCGAAACCGGGCGAGAAACCGGCGTCGAACGCGCTGGTCATGGCGCCGAGATGGTCGTCGCGATGACCGCCATGGCGGACAGCAGGCCGCCGGCCACCTGGGCCGTGTACTTGAGGGCCAGGTTCGTCGTCCCGGCCGCCAGCGCCTGGATGAAGGTGACCTCGAGGGTGGCCTGGACCTGCTGCTTGCCGCCGATGAGGAGTACCTGTTCGGGCTTGGAGCCGACCGCCACCGTGGTGGCGCCGCTCATGTCCAGGCCGACCTGTATCTGGTTGTTGTTGGCGACCGAGTCGACGTTGAGCGACAGGACGAATTGCACGTCGGCCGGGTCGACCAGCGTGAAGGCGTAGGGCGCCGTGCCGGGGACGGCCGTCCAGGCGGCGTTGACCGCCAGGGTGGCCGGTCCCTGGTTCACGACGTTGGCATACGGCGGGTTCGCATCGTTGTAGAGCTCGGTGACGATGGTGCGCATATCGGCCGGGCTTATTTCCCCGACCGTATTATCCGGTAACAAATCCAAGAGGTCCTGAAGTGCCATCAGCCGCTCACCTCCGACGCGGTGGCCGTTTCGCCTCGTAAACCCGGTTGCGGATGCGATGGCATTCCCGGCAGAACCGCGAACCACTCGGGCCTATGTAGGTGTTCTCGGGCGTGTACTCGTGGCCGTGCGGACAGTGGGTCTTGCGCCCGTTGCGAGCAGCGAAGCTCTCCCCACGTTTCCCGTTCAGGCGATGCGTCACCACCTCGAGGTGCTCGACGTTGACACAGGCCCGGTTGCGACAGAGATGGTCCAGCTCCAAACCGTCTGGAACCGGACCCCTCTGCGCTTCCCAAGCGACCCGATGGGCGTACTTGTCCTTGCCTCCGTCTGACAGTCGGCCGTAACCGCCATTCAGCTTGCCGACATAGACCAGACAATCGCCCTCGCGTCGCGTGCGTTCCTGCACGCGTTCCCATGCCGGCTGACCCCACTTCCATTTCTGCATGGAGGGATCTTGCCGTCATGTTGTCACCTAGCGCCGCCGGCGCGGCGTTCCCGGGCCGCCTCCGGTGCCTTCGCCTTCCTCGCCGTTGGCCGCCGCTTCGGCTTCCTCGCCGGCCTCGGACAGCTTCTCGATGTCGGCGAGCTCGCGCTCGGCCTGGGGGGCAGGAATGGTGGTGCCGGCGTTGATCTGGGCCAGGGCGGCCGGGTAACGGGCCACGACCGGCGCCGCGTAGCCCCAGACGCCGAGGCGGATCGACTCGGGGCCGAGCACCTCCTCGTAGCGGAAGTTGAAGGTGGAGGACTCGAGCAGCAACAGGTCGTCGGCCTTGGCCACGTAGAGCAGGTTGTCGGTGGCGGCCCAGGACGCCACGACGGACAGCCCGACGACCTCGCCGGCGATCTGGCCGTAGGTGACGGCCTCGCCCAGGCCGTAGGCGTTGACCGGGCCGTGGTAGCCGGTCGTGATCAGCGGCCGGCCCTGGGAGTCCTTCTCCTTGGCGATGTAGGCCCAGGCGCCTTCGGAGCAGAACACGACCTTCGGCGCCGCCTTACGGTGCTTTCGGATCGACGCCGAGGCGTCGATGAAGGCGTCGGGCAGGTTGGCGTAGACCGGCGCGGTGCCGGGGTAGGTGATGACCGCGGCGAAGCCGGTGGCGCCGTTGATGGCGTTGACGACGGCGGTCTCGATCTGTTCGTTGTAGGACCCCATGCAGTCGGCGTAGACGATGCCGTCGACGGCCGGGTTCGAACCGTCGACCAGCTGGCGCGACACGTCGACCTTGCCGGTGTAGGTGGCCGGGTTGGCCGTCAGCATGTTCACGTTGAACGAACCGTCGTTGGGGACGGCGTTCTCGGCCGACTGGGCGGTCACCGCGGCGCCGGGCGCCACCTGGACACCGATGCGCACCGGGTTGGCGTCAGTGATCCCCACGCGGCGCAGGGTGTCGGCCCAGGGGCGGGCGCCGTGGGCGATGATGGCGAACTCCTCGAACAGCCAGGTGGGCGGGATGACACCGGTGCCGGTCGTCGTGGTGCCGGCGGCCCGGTTGAAGATCTGGTGACGGCGCAGGCGCTCGTTGGCGTCGGGGTCGTGGTCCATCTGGGCGTGCAGCAGGTCACGGAAGAACCGCGGCTCGTCGCCGCCGGCGTCGCGCCGGTAGATCTCGGGCTCGGCGCCGACGCGCACGTGCAGCGGGCCGCTGCCGTTGCCCCGGGTCTCGACGTCGGGGGCGTCGGTCATGGCGCGCAGCGCGGCCAGGCGGCGGTCGTCGGTCTCGCGCAGCTCGACCAGGCGGTCGCCCAGCGGGGTCATCTGCGAACGCAGGCCTTCGAGCAGGCCGGTCTCGTCGTCGGTGGGGTCGCGGCCTTCGGTGTCGCAGCGGTTCAGGATCTCGTCGTACTGGCCGCTCAGCGTGCGGTAGTCCTCGGCCAGGCTGTCGAGCAGGCGGTTCGCCATGATGGGACCTCCACTGAGGTCGGGCGCCGTGGGCGCGCGGCGCGGGGTGGGTTGCCCTCGCAGCCGGTTCGCCTCTCGCCGGTTCCCGGACTGGGTCAACGGGGTTCGGCCCTGGACGGTTCAGCCGTCGTCGCGCAGAGACTAACCGCCGACGCGCAGGCGGTCGATGATGGCGTGATGGCGCGCCGCCTCACGCCGGTACGCCGGCAGGGCGGCCCGGGCGTCACGGATGGCGGTGACCACGGCGCCGCTGTAGGCCGGCTCGTGGGTGAGCACCACGTGGTCCAGGTGGGCCGCCGTGCGCACGGCCTCGCCGTTGGGCCCCTGGGCCGTGGCACCCCGGGGCAGCGAGAACCCGATCGACAGCCCGGTGACCTCGCCGGAGCGGACCAATTCCAGGGCGTCGGAGGCCCGGGTCGTGTTGTACAGCGGCCAGGTGCCCATCAGGCCCTGCATCGTTTCGGCCAGCGTGGCCGTCTTGCCGATGGGCTGTTGGCCCGAGCTGCGCGCCGCATGGCTGTCGAACAGCTTGACCTGGCCGATCTGGCCGCTGCGTATCTGGTCGCCGAAGGCGCCGTAGGCGAACTGCTCGCGCGTCCCGTCCTTCAGGTTGATGGTCTCGCCGTAGGGGACGGCCCGGCCCACCAGGGTACGGCCGTCACCGCTGTCACGGATCTCGAGCTCGACGGCGAAGGAACGGGTCAGGACCTCACGCACCGGGCCGCGGTGGCGGCCCGACCCGGCGCTGCCGGTGTACTCGCCCTTGGCGCCGCTGACGTTGGTGTTCTTCGCCAGCGCCTTCGCCTTGTCCATCGCCGCCGCCCGCTGGGACGGCGTCAGGGTCGACGCCTGGGGGATGCGGGCCAGGGCGTTGGCCACGTGGGGCTCGTCGACGTCGCCGGCCGCGTTGCGCACCGGGAAATGGCGCAGGCTGCGCGGGATCGTCTTGCCGTCGGCGTCCTTGCGCCCGCCGCCTTCCACCAGCAGGAACGCCGAGTCGGGGAGGTCGTTCACGTAGGCCGTCGTCCAGACGTCGCGGGTGAGGCCCCGGTTCGTACCCGCCGCGCCGCCCTGGCCCATCATCTGGGCGATCAGTGCTTTGAGCGCTTCGGGGTCGTCGGGCAGGCCGGCCATCATCTGAGGGTTCATGTAGGGCACCGGGTTGGTCATGATCGGGATCCTCCGTTCATCACGGGCGCGCCGGCCATGTCGGGCGGGTTGGCCGGGTTGGGGCTGTCGGCGGGCATGATG